AGTACAGTTTCAAGTGGTACAGTTAGCTCTACTACACCAAGTACAGCTTCTGCTCCTAGTATAGTCATTAATCAAAATGATATATGCCAGGTTGGAATTGGTATTGGTTTGCAATCACAAATTTTAGGTATTGCTGGATCAAAAACTTTTAAAGATTTGAACTGTGAAAGATTAAAACTATCAACCGCATTATATAGAATGTCAATGAAGGTATCCGCCATTGCAGTTCTTTGTGAAGATGAAAGAGTTTGGTCAGCAATGATGATGTCTGGTACGCCTTGTCCGATAGATGGCAAGATTGGAATTGATGCTAAAGAAATATGGGATGCAAATCCAGAACGAGTGCCAGGCTATGTACCTACGAAAGAAACAAAAAAAATTGTGCAACAAAGTGAAAAAAAATATAGTGCAAAAAGTATTATTGGTGCTGTTTTGTTTACCTTGGTTTTACTCTAACGCTGAAACAGTTACTACACCTAATCTAATTAATGAAGCAGATACCTGGGTTCAAGATGGATTAGTATCAAGTGATACTTGTTCCTACTCAGGAACATTAGAATCTGGACAAGTATGTTTCGGACATAGTGCAACAAATGGAAATGCTGATGGTGGTGGTTCAATACTATCTAATTCTATGTCACTTCTTGGTGGCGGTTTAGATGTCAATGCTATCAACCAGGGTTTCACTATGAATTATGGAATGGATGTTGAGAGCCACAGCTCCAATGTTTCTGTTCCAAGTTGTTCTGATACTACTGGTGACTGCAAAGATATTGTGGATCTTACTTTAATACTAAGTGCTGATAACAATATTATAAAAACTTATAACCATTTTATTGAATTAGATTACTCAGGAACACAAACATATTCATTTACTAATACTTATGGAACAAATAACTACACAGATATTTACAGTCAAATTAAAATCTTTGGAGTTGATGCTGGGTACACAAATGGATATTACGGAGCTATCGTCAGTAACCCACAATTTAGTGTTACCTATGATACGTTTTCAATTGTCGATAGCATTTTAGATTTAATAGAAGAAGAAATTATAAACGAAATTATATTTGATGATGTCGATATACCAGAGTTTGTGGAAATAGAAATAGACTTACCTGATTTTTTTGATGAACCATTAACTATAGAATTTGATCCTATTACAGATTTTGAGATAGAGATGCCTGAAATGATCCAAGAGATTGAGGTTATACAAGTTGATATGTCAGAGACTATGGAGATTGAAATAGCAGAATTAGAATTTGAAATAGCAGAAGTATTTGAGGATATAGAAATTGAAGAAATACCAGAGCCAGAAACTTTTGAAGAAGAGCCAGAAACAACTGAGCCAGAACCAGAACCAGAACCAGAAACAACTGAAGATCAATCCCCTGGGGATGATGCTACAGGAGATGAACAGTCACAAGAAGCAGAAGAAGTAACAGAGGAAACAAATGAAATTGAAGAAGAAACCGAAACCACCGAGGTATTAGTTGCTGATAAGAAATCAGAACTTAAACAAAAGATTGCAAATAAACTTATGGATAAGAATAAAAATTTGTCATCTGATGTAGCACAAGCACAAACACTTGCATTGATGGTTGCTCTGTCTGATATTTCTTTGACTTCTTATCAAACAATATCGTTGCAAGATACATTATCCTGGTATCAAGACACACAGTATGTAGATCAGAATATGTTAATTGATCCCTACTCTGATTTATTTAATGCAGCACAAAACTATGACATGAACTTAATGGAGAATTTACAGTATTAAGATGGAAGCAGAATTTGGCGGAGTAAAATTTAAAGGTGGTAAAATCTTTGGATTACTTATTGCTCTTAGTACACTTGTTGGTGGTTTGTATGGTGGATTTGTTGCCTATAAAGATTACACCGATTTTAAAAATTTTATAGAAAACGAGTATGTTACGCCTGATCTATCAGGCTTTGATAAACGCATTGACCTGGTGCAACAAGAGATTGAGATAATATCTGGTGAAATGAGCATGATGTTATCAGAAATAGAATTAGTGGCTGGTGTAGCTACCGAACTTAAAAATGATTTAAAGGCAGACATAAGACAGATGGAACAAGATAACAGACATATAGAAACCATTGTCGATTCAATTAAGAACAAAACTAGAGATGAGCTGCGGTTGTTTGAGGATGACATCAAAGAGCTAGAGGCAGATCTTGAATTAAAAATTAACAAAGCATTAAACAACCCACTCTCAGGTATGAGTGCAAAAACTAAATAGGATGAATGATGGCTACACAAGGTGATAAAATAAATAAATTAAACTTGGAAGTAGAATTAATAAAAAAAGATATATCTATTATTAAAAATAATCATTTAAAGCATATTGAAAAAGACATAAGACAAATAAATTATGTTCTCTGGACTGTAGGCTTCTCAGTTTTTACAAGTCTTATACTTTTGATAAAAGATACTATTGGATAAAAAGCATATGAAAGGTACAGCTTCTGAATTTGCTGTATCAAAATACTTTACAGAAAAAGGTTATTACATATTTACATCGATAACTTCTTCCTCTTCACCTATTGATCTCATAGCTATCAATCCTGATACTGGAGATACTCTTTATATAGATGTAAAAACATTTTCGACCAGGCTAACTGGAAAACAAAAAGGCACAATTATTAATCGTGCATTAACTAAAGAACAAAAGAAACTAGGAGTGAAAATAATATATTGCTATGATGACGGAACAGTACGATATAGAAACAAAAGAAAGAATAAAAATCCATGAGGGTTGCGTACTAAAAATTTACGATGATCCTTTACTTGGTTCATCCGCACCCACTATTTTTTATGGACACCTTTGCACATCAAGTGATCCTTGGGAGCCAGGTATAACTTATACACAAGTACAAGCAGAAGCAGTTTTTGAAGAAGATTACGCAATAGCAAAAGAAGATGCAAAAAAATTTATAGGTAATGTTGATGTACCAGATGAAGTGGCATCGGTTGTTGTAGAGGTTGCCTTTAATATTGGAGCAAGTCGTTTAGCTGGTTTTAAATTATTTAGAGCTGCAATACAGAACCAAGACTTTGTTGAAGCATCTTATCAATTAGAAGATTCAAAACTTTATCGTCAATTAGAGAGCAGATACAAACCGCTTGTTGAACTTATAAGGGAGGCATAAATGATTGCAAAACTACTAGGTATGTCTGGTGCTATTAAAGAACCAGTCGAGGCTGTTGGATCAGTCTTAGATAATTTATTTACAAGTAAAGAAGAAACACTAACACTTGAAATAGCTAAAGAAAGACTTGCTGCTAAACCAGCACTCATACAAGCAGAGATTAATAAGGTTCAAGCTAGTCATAGATCAATGTTTGTGGCTGGTGCTAGACCATTTTTAATGTGGGTTTGTGGTGTTGGCTTTGCTTATGCTTTTATAATAGAGCCTATGTTGAGCTGGATACTACCAACTGCTGATAAACCAGAACTACCATTAGACGTAATGATGGAATTAACAGTAGCAATGCTGGGTTTATCATCTTTAAGAACTGTAGAAAAACTAACTAATAAATCTAAATAGGAGGTAAATATGGAACAATTAAAATCAATGTGGAATAGTCTAAACAAAAAGACAAAAATGATAGCTATTGCTGCTGTTTGTATAATCGTTATTGCACTAATGACATCTGCCTAATGGTTGCAAAGAAATATCAATCAAAAACTGGTGGTCTAAATGATGCTGGTCGTAAGAAGTTTGGTGTCAAATCTCAATTATCTTCTGGAACTTCTCCACGAAGAATATCGTTTGCTGCAAGGTTCTCAGGCATGGCTGGAGCTATGAAAAAGCCTGATGGTTCACCTACTCGCAAGAAACTAGCACTTCAGAAATGGGGTTTTGGTAGTGTTGCGGCAGCCAAGAACTTTGCAAATAGGCATAAGAAATCATGATAGTTAATGAAGAGATAAAACACCTTAGAAGTAAACTAAGGACTTTAAGAAGTGAAAATAAAGAGCTGAAAACACAGCTTAATTTTTTAGTAGATCGTTTAGAAATAGAGAAAATCAAGAAAAGCGATCTTAGAAAGCAAGTAGATACTAGGTTGAATGCCTAGTTATACAAAAGATCAGGCTAACAAAAGAAAAGAACAGCAATACTTTGATCTATTTGCTACCGAAAAGAAATCCCCTGGCGTACTTATGGAAGAAATTAAGGAAGCTGGGAGACTATGCAAACATTGCCGCAAAGGATTATGTATAGGCAATGGAGCAGAATGGATGTGCTGGTCTTGTCCGCACAATACTTTTAACACAAACAAAGAAGAGGAGTGGATATAATGCCAGGAAAAGGACTTTACGCTAATATGAATGCCAGAAAAAAAGCTGGTACTTCACGATCAAAGAAGAACTCAACAGTCACAGCTAAAGCATATAAGAACATGAAAGCTGGGTTTCCTAAAAAGAAAAAATAATATATAAATATTCTTCGTTATTGCGGAGAGATGTCTGAGTGGTTGAAGGAACTAGTCTTGAAAACTAGCAGAGATGCAAGTCTCTCCTGGGTTCGAATCCCAGTCTCTCCGCCAACGAAAAATCTTGTACCATGTTTGATTTGTGGTTAATTTGTGGTTATTGCATTTTACTTAAAAAAAACCTATGTTTATCAAGGATTGGATCAGTCTTGAAATCCCAAATTATTAAAGTATATCAACACTAAAAACACCGATAAACAAGAATACTACAAGAATGTTGATGTCTGTATACTAAGTATATTTAGTTTGATTTGTGGTTAATTTGTGGTTGTATTTGTGGTTATAATACTTATATTTATAAATATGAAAGCACATATAAGAAATAAAAACGGAAAAAAAATGTGGGAAGTAAGAGTACCTAATGGCAGAGATCAAGATGGTAATTATTCTTACATTTATGTTTATGGAAACACTTCTAAAGAGGCATCCGAAAAAGGTTATGCTAAAAGAGAAGAATTAAAAAAAGGTGTTACTGAAACTCAACCAGTAGTTTCTAATAATCATTACACCTTAGATCATGCCTACGATGAACTACATAGAGATTGGCAAGTGGCTATTGCTGAGAAGGCTAAAAATCCAAAACGAGGATTAGATAAATCTACTGTTGATAGATACGATAGCAGCATTAATCTTTTATTCAAATTAGTTAGTAGACAAACTAGGCTTGTTGAAAT